TAATGGATAACATCGAACAACGCAGCGAAGATTGGTTCGCCATCCGGCTGGGCAAAGCAACCGCCAGCAACGTACACAAAGTCTTAGCCAAGACCAAAACCGGATACGGCGCTGATCGTGCAAATTACATGACCCAGCTTGTCTTGGAACGTGTGACCGGCACCAAAGCAGAAGGCTATACCAACGCCGAAATGCAATGGGGTATCAATCAGGAACCCTTCGCACGGGCCGCATACGAAGCCGCCAAAAGCGTTTTGGTGGATGAAGTGGGTTTCCTACAGCACCCGACCATAGAAATGTCTGGTGCTAGTCCTGATGGCTTGGTGGGTAACGATGGCATGGTCGAGATTAAATGCCCAAGTTCCAAGACCGCGCTGGAATGCTGGCTGGCCGCTGATCCGGTGGAATCCAAGTATTTTGCCCAAATGCAATGGCAAATGGCCTGCGCTGGCAGGATTTGGTGCGACTACGTTGTGTTCGACCCACGGATGCCTGCCAAAGCGCAGTTGTTCGTTTACCGGGTCATGCGCGATGACCAATGGATCAAGGCCACCGAAGTTGAAGTGAAAAAGTTTTTGGCAGAAGTCGATGCCAAAGTTGAAGCGCTACGCAAAATCATAGGGGAATAAAATGTCAAAAGTTCTTAAAGAAATTAGCTGCATCGTCGGCACCTATACCAACGCACAAGGCCAGCAGAAAAACCGCTACCAGCGGATCGGCTCGGTCATTGCCACCAAAAACGGTGAAATGTTGAAGCTCGACGTTATCCCGCTAAAAGAAGGTGGCTGGGATGGTTGGGCCTACATCAACGACCCGAAGCCACGCGAAGGTGGCCTGACGGTGCCACAGCGCCAGCCGGTCGATTTCGATGATGACATCCCGGATTTTAACTAATGAACGCCGCGACCTTTGAGAAGTCTGACCGGCTTCAGCGTGTGTACAAACTGCTCAAAAAAGGCGGCGAGTACACAACGTTGGATATTATTCAACGCGCTGGTGTATGCGCAGTTAATAGCGTCATCAGCGAATTACGGCAGCATGGCTACCAGATAACCTGCCAGCGCCGTGCAAATAAATGGTTTTACCGCTTATTGCGCTAACTCAAAATGCGGCCCGTCGATGAATACTCGGCGGTTTTGCTGGCGGCACAGATCGACGTAATTATTCTGTGCCGCTTGCATTGTTCCCGGCCACTTGGCAATGTTTGGCACCGACCAAGCGCCGCCCCACCGAATACCCACGCCGACTTTTAACGCGCCTTCCTTCACCGCATCGGCGATGTCATCGTATAGGTTCAGCTCCCAGCTAGGCCGACTGCCGATGTAGGCCATCAGATCGACCGCCTGACCGCTTAAATGCCTACTGTTAAGCGTTTGGCTGGCACCCTGCTTCACCAGCTCACGCTGCCGTGCCATCGTGCGAACGCCCTCAATAACTGCAAAATCGACTTTGGTGACGGTAATAGCGTACTGAACGACCTCGACCAACTGCGGATTAACGCCGGTCAACATCTTGACCGAACGTGGCGATAGCTTGAATGTCATCCCTTAGTCACTACCCCGATCAGACCCGCCACAGCCAGCCCAGCGCTGACAATTGCCTCAGACAAGGCTGGTGCCAGCGGTACGCCTAATGCAGTCAACAGCAGGGTAATGCCGCGCCATGTGGATGGCTCTCTTGCGCGATCAAGAATATAGGCTTTCATGGTGGCCCCTTTCAATGTTTACCAAAAAACGACATGACATAGCCTGCCGCTGCCGATGCTGCCGATACGATAGACATACCGACCCAAAACCCGCCGCGCCCTTGATTGGCTAAAGCAACCAAGTGTTCGAGCTGGGTTTCCATCTTGTCCATTTTCTTGTCCATTACGTCAAACCGGCGCTCGTAGTCCTGAACCTTTTGCCAGAGTACGCCGTATTTGACGGGATCAATTTTGTCCTCGTTCATTTTCTTTAGTTGTTAAGGTTGCCCAACATCGCCCAAGTTTGTGCCTCTAGGATTACGCTTTAATGGTAGCAAATCTTGAATTGGCACAAAACGCTGTTGCGACTTTTGCATAATTTCTTGCTCGGCTTTCGCTACTGCTCTGGCTTGTCTTTTAGCAGCTCGTTCGCTAAGTAATTGTTGCGTAATTAACGCAGGCACACCCATGCCAACGCCGCCAGTTAAGCCTTCAGCCGCAACAGCAGCGCCGCCAGTAACTAAACGTTCGCGTACTTTTGCGCCCAGCTTTTGCTCGACGTTAATCTTTTGAACTCCTGCGCCTTTGTATCCCGTATCCGTTGCCAGAATATGCGTTGCATCATGGTAATCCCGCAGCGCGTTCATTTCTTCTGGCGTAAACAATCTGCTCATAACCTCACGGTTTGAGTTCATGTAATTGGTCAGCGCTCTTGGCGTTTTTTGCTCTGCAATTCTGTTGGCAAACTGCGCTTTAATTTCTGATAACGCTGTATTTGCCTGCGGTTTTAATTGCTCTGGAACATTGCGCAGCGTGTCAATAACATGGGTAAATTGATCGACCGGCATATCCGCAATGTTTTGTGCAATCTTTTCAATTTGCACTTTGCGGTTAATGCCCTTTGGCCCTTCGGCATCTAAAATTCTGGAAATGCCATTTGGGTTATCCAAAGTATTTTTACGCAATTCAACAAGCGCACGGGCATCTTTGTATAGCGGTGATGTTTGGTCTATCTTTGCCAACACATCTTCATCAACAGCCGCTTTCAACTTTTTGTGCAGTTGATTAGCGTCTTTTGACCAATTTTGGTTAAGCCATTTCCTGAACAACTCAGCGCGATAAGCATCGGATGGCAACAAGTTGCCTTTTTCATCCATCATGCCAAGTTGCTGCAATTTAACTTTAGACGTTTTTGCTAGTCGTTCTGCTGCGTCTGAAATCTCAACAAGGGTACGATCATTTAACGTGTTTGTGACGTTATCAACAGTAACCGGAACATCTTTGGCAATAACATCCCGATCAGCATAAATTTTGCGAGTTGCGTCATCAAAATACGTTTCCAAATCTTGCAACGGTTTTAAGATTGTGTTGCCCCGCTTATATACAGAGCTTTCATCAAGACCAATGGTGCCGCCAGTATTTCTGATTTGATTTTCGGCATAATTTGCTAACCGCGTTTTTTCATCGGCAAAACGCTCTTTGTAATACTCGCCTAGCGGCGTGTCAGTATTTGACGCTGCATAATTTGTGGCACGTTCTTTACCTTTGCCCTCAATTGCAGCCAAATCAACCACATGATCTTCGCCAAGAACTCGACCAATAACCTGCGCTCTTGCTCGTTGCACATCTTCTGGCAAACCTTTTTCGGAATATTTAAGCTCAGTAAATGGTGTTTCAGGCGGCAACGTGCCTTCTTGCCGTTGGCGTTGATTGTTAATAAATTCCTGATAATCAACCTTTGGCTTGCGACCTTGCTTTGCTTCAAACTGCGCACGCGCTTCTTCTTCGGTTAGTTTTTTCTTACCTTGCTGCGCTTTAAATTCTTCGTATGTCATGCGCGGCTTTTCAAGCGTTGGCTCAACACGCCCTGCCGTTGGCTCAACCCTTGCAGCTTCCGCTTTAGGCTTAAACACTTTACTTGCTTCGCGCTTTATTAAGCCACCAAGACCGGGAATCGCTGACGTACCAGTCGCAATCATGTTTTCTACATCAGCTTTTGGTATGCCCAATGTGGTCGCAATTCTGCCTGCGTAATCACTTATAGTTTCGCCAGCAAACCGCAATAACTGCTGGCTGGCTTCGCCTTTGTATTCTGGCGTTTCAGTCACGCCTAGTGCTTGACCGACTGGCTGGGTGTACGGCTCGACAAACTTTTTATATACAGCAGCACGGCCACGCTCGGCACGACCCGGCTCGACCAACCCAAGCGCTTCGGCACCACGGACACCCGCATAGCCTATTTCAGCCGCAGCAGTACCCGGCAATGCTTGGATGCCACCTAGTACGGTGTCGGCTAAACCAGCGCCAGATCGCAAAATGCGTTCACCAAGACCAGCAACTTTAGGCTGTGGCGCAGGGGCGGCTGGCGCTGTAGAAACTGGTGTTGGCGCAGGCGCGGCAGCAGGCGCAGGTTCAGCTTTCGCTACTGCTGGCTGCATTCCATAACTTGCTAATTCTCTTTTTGCTTCAGCCAGACTTGCGGAAATGCGCTTGTGCGTCGGCGAGTCTGGCTTTGTGTCTGCCAGAGTATCTTCA